GCTTTGTGAAGCCGCTATCGATTTCACAAAGCCCCCTACTCGCGCCGAGCGAAGAAGGATTATTAAGCAATTAAGAGAAAAGCCAGCGCAGGAGCAACCTGAGCCGGACAAATATCACACTGAACTAAGTCATTGCACAGAACGGGAAACGTTGAAAAAGAGTTTCTTCGAGATCTCCAGGCTAACACTGTCCGACGGTGAAGCTGTCCGCATGATGAAAGGCCATACAATCAGGGTTGGTGAGCTTTCTTACTGGAGCGGTACAAGCGGGTATATCTTCCATAGACGTCGCAAAAATGCCGCCCCATTAAAGCGCTTCAATGCACTAGCGAGAAAAAGAGGCATACAGTTGCCTGATTAATAAAACGGCAGTCGGACTAATCTGAGCCGCACGATTGTTTACGATTTTAGTTCATCATGACACTGTTTATACATACAGTACATTTTGACTAAAAGGAGTTAATCATTTGATGAAAATAGATAATCTAAGTGAAACGGTTGCACGCATTCAGTTCATTGCTGACGTATCGCTGATCGCACATTGCAAAGAAGATGAATTAAAAATGGCACTGTCGATGATTAGCGACATGGCAGGGACAATCGACACAGCTATTTTCGAAGCCGCTATTTACTGCCAGGCAGAATGATTAATTGCCCCTTCCCTACCGTTCACTAGCCACCTTTAAGGTGGCTTTTTGCTTCTGCATCAAAGTGCATATGCTTGCATTAATCCGCATGATCCAAAGTGGATCGCTAAGCGTCTGTAAGACCAGAGCTGGCGCGCTCAGAGGTTGTACATGCAAATGCATGAAAAGCGATACATAAAGCGGGCAGGCGTGGCGGGGATAGCATTGCGCGCGAGGGGTACAAACATGCATGCGGAGGCTGCGCCAGCGGCACGGAGGCGCACGCAAGGGTTTGATGAGATTGAACTGGTGAAGAGGATTTGAGCCTCGCAAATCGGGTCTGAGAGCGGCAGATGAGGTATGGCACTGATCGGAATTAATATGATAAATTTTTGACCAACACGGTTAACCATGTAAGGGAATTATATGGATACAACTGAACAGTTAAACGGGACTTACTTCTATGGCGGGCTTACCAACCTTTCCCCGGCAGAGCTTTATTTCTGGATTATGATTGATGTGACCGCTGAGCATTTTAGCGGTGCAAAGGATATCATAGCCATAGCTGCAATTTACTCGGGACAGAATACGATTGACGTGTCAGGAAAGTTAAAGGGTGCCTGGAAAGGTACCTCTTATGCCTCGGTGTATTCTCGCAAGCTGTTGCGCGATTACCGTCTCCCGTTCAGGTTGCCTACGTGGATACAAAACCCTAAAAAACCATTCCAAATTAAAATGTTGATGACCCATAAATTGGGTACTTTCGTCGGTCGCACAATACCGGTTTTAGGATGGGTAATTATGGCCGCTGATGTGGCGGAGATAGGCTGGAAAACTACGGTAAAATACAACCTTATTGCCCATAAGGACGACAGAATATGGTAAGTGAGGATATAGAGAAGGCAGTATTTGCGCTGGTTGAAGATTATAACGGCAGAAGCTTGTTTACATTAAAACGTTACAAGCTTGAGCTGGACACTGATCTGAACAACGACTTTCGCATGGATCCCATCGACGCTTATGAATTACTTGAGCGGTATGCTGACAGTTTTGGCATTGACCCCGGCACCATCTCTTTTAACGACTATTTCCCGGAAGATTTCACCGCACCGCATGATCCGCTTACTCTCCGTTTGTTGGTTGAGTCTGCACAGGCCGGGCGCTGGTTGGGTAAATAACTAACGCCTGCACAGGCAGGCGTTACATCTTCAGTTTGTTGCCGCTTCCAGCGAATAAGGGCGGAAGGCGATCACCTCTTCGCCCAGCCAGTTATTGATTTTCTTCAGACGTTCCTGCAGCGGTGTCAGTTTGTTACGCACAAACACCTATGCCGCTTTCACCGCATCACCGAATCCGCCGGAGTTGTCCGGGATAATCCCCATCATCTGCGGCGGCACGCGGTGTGCGCTTAGCAGGTCGTCGCGGCTGGCCTTCTTGATGTTAAAGAAATCGTCCTTCGTCGCTACCTCGCTGAGCGGCAGAATCTTGATCCCGTCCGGCTTACCGTTCGGCGCGTACATAAACAGGTTGCGGAAGTTGCCGATCCCTTTCGTGTCGCGCATAGCCTGGCGCATCCGGTCAACGTCGCTGCTGCTCTGCGCCGCGTCGGTCATATACAGGATGTAACCGGCGTGCGCGCCGTTCTGATAATACTTGCGGCGGAACAGCGTTGCCGCCTCATTCAGCCAGGCGGAGTTAAGCGCGCTGAGGTATTCCGGCAGGCCGTACAGCTCCTGATTGATATCCGGCTCCAGCAGATGAAACACGCTGCCGGCCGAAAATTCGTGCGGCTCCTTCCAGTCATTCACAAACCAGTAAACGCCATCCTTAACGCCTCTGCGGGTGAATTTGGCCGGAGTGGTTTCAAGGCGCAGCGGCTTACCCAGGCCATTACGGCGCAGCTCGGCAAAGGCGTTACCGAAGACCAGATAATCCAGCGCAAACTTGCTGAACTCCTGCTGACTCATCATTGGGTGCGGGATGAATGTTGATGCCAGAATGTTGCGCTTTACATAAATCGGCGAGCTGTGATGCACGGCCGCACGCAGGCTTTTCGCCAGGCCGTTAAAGCTGACCGGCGGCTCAAACCAGCGCCCGTTACCGATGCACTCGGCGTAATCCAGAATGTCGCGCTTATCCATTACCGGCGTCGGATCGCCAAAGGTAAACGCCTCGGCGTGCTGCTGCGGTGCGGTTGCCTGTACCGGCTGCGCGGTGGCGGTGTAAGCCTTGCGGCCTCTGCGTTTGCTCATCAGTAAAATTCCAGAATAGAGGGGTTAGCGCCGCCGCTAGCTGCGGTAGCGGCACGAAAAAGGCGGGCGAAATCGAGGCGAGCGCCGACGAGTACTGGCGCGACGCGCGATTCAGTATCAGCCGCATTGCCGGTAAGCCTGGCTGCATTGTGGATCTGCTCTGATGAACGTATACGCGCAACAAGGCGATACCGTTGATGAAATCTGTCAGCGCTATTACGGCGAACCGGGCAGGCCGTTGAACTGGTTTATGCGGCTAATCCGGGCCTCGCCGAGAGCGGTCCGGTGCTGCCGCATGGCTGCGAGGTGACGCTGCCCGATCTGCCTGACTCTTCAGCAGGTGAAACCGTCAACCTGTGGGACTAAAAATGGAAAAAATCAGCTCTGTGATCAACTACCTGATTGGCCTCATCCTGATGTGGTTCGGACGTCATACGCCGCAGGATATCGCCTTTATGGTCGGTTCCGGCGTGGCCGTTATCACGCTTATCACTAACGTGGCGACGTTTTTTATCAACTGGCATTACCGCCGTAAAACCTACGAGCTGCAGCGCCTGCAGGGGGTGAGCCTTGAGCCAGACCGTTAAACGCTGCGCCGTGATAGCCGTGCTGGCAATTGCTGCGCTGCTGCCACAGTTCAAAACCCTAAAAACGTCCGAGGCCGGGCTTGCACTCATCGCGAACGCCGAGGGGTGCCGTACCTCGCCCTATCAGTGCAGCGCCGGAGTCTGGACGAACGGCATTGGTCATACCGAGGGTGTGACGCCACAAAGTCAGGTCAGCGAGCGGCAGGCGGCGGTCAATCTGGTGTATGACGTGATGCGCGTCGAGCGCGGGATCGATGCCTGTATGCGCAGCGATATGCCACAGCCGGTCTATGACACGGCCGTGTCATTCGCCTTTAACGTCGGCGTGCGCGCGGCCTGCAGCTCGACCTTTGCCCGTTACATCAGGCTGCAGCACTGGCTTGATGCCTGTAATGAGCTGCGGCGCTGGGTGTTCGTTAAGGGCGTGAGAAATCGCGGGCTGGAGAACCGCCGCGCGAATGAGACAGCCTACTGCCTGCGGGGTGCGGCATGACGCGCCTGATAGCGATGATTCTGGCCGTGGCTCTGCTGGCGCTGGGCGTAACCGGCTGGCAGTGGAAAGAAGCCAAAGACGATCTGACCAGCGCACAGCGCATTATCGGCACGCTGTCAGCAGGTATCGAGAGCCGCGACAGGGCAATAGCCCGGCTGGATGCCGATGCGAGAGCCAGCCAGAAGCGTGAGGCCGAGCTGCGGCTGATGCAGGGGCGCGCCAGCACGGCCGCGCTTAACCGTGAAATGACCATACAGAGAGAAACCGATGCGAATCCGATACTGCGTGACTGGTCTGCTGCTGCTCTGCCTGACGATGTTATCCGGCTGCACGCCCGCCCGGCCTTCAGCAGCGCCAGAGATTATCTGGATTGGGTGTCCGCGCGTGACAAGCTGCCCGGTGCCGGGAAACAGCCTTAAAACGGCGGGCGATCTGGCGGCGGATAATCGCCAGCTTGAGGCCGCACTCGCCGCCTGCGGGCTGCAGGTCGAAATTATCAAAGACTGCCAGGAACAACACGATGCTGAAACCGCAACAACTGCGCCAGGCGCTGACCGACAGCGTGCCGGAGCTGCAGCGAAACCCTGACGCGCTGAACGTGTTTATCGACAGCGGGCGCATCGTCTCGACGCTTGCCAGCTCGCTGTCGTTTGAATACCAGTACCGGCTTAACATGGTCATTACCGACTACGCCGGTAATATCGACCTGCTGATCGTGCCGCTGCTGGCATGGCTGCGCACGAATGAACCCGACATTATGGCAACCGAGGAAAAGCGCCGGACGGGCTTTACCTTCCAGGCGGATGTGATCAGCGACACGGCCAGCGACATCAGCATAGAGCTGCAGCTGAGCGAGCGCGTGATCGTACAGAAGGCCGACGACGGGCTGCACGTGACCCACGTCGGCGAGAACCCGCTGCCGGAGAATGACGCGCGGCCGTTGCAGCTTTACGTTAAGGGCGAGCTGGTCAGCGAGTGGCAGACATGAGCGAGCTGCAGCTGGTAAATGACCGGCTGGAGGCGCTTATCAGCAGCCTGTCAGCCCCGGCGCGTAAAGAGATGGCGCGCAGCATTGGCCGCAAGCTGCGCGCGAGTCAGCAGCAGAATATCAAACGCCAGCAGGCACCAGACGGCACGCCGTTTAAGCCCCGCAAAACGCAGCCGGTGCGCAGCAAAAAGGGCCGGATTAAGCGCGAGATGTTTGCAAAGCTGCGCACGGCTAAGTACATGAAGACGCAGGCCAGCCCGAATGAGGCCGTGATCGAGTTTGCGGGCAACGTGCAGCGCATGGCCCGCGTGCATCATTACGGGCTGCGCGACCGGCCATCGCGTAAAGGTAAAGAAGTGCAGTACGAGGCCCGCCCTCTGCTAGGTATTACTGATGCTGATTTCGAGTTGATTAGGCAATACATATATGCACGCATTGGATAAGATTATTTTCCTTTATTTTTTACTGCATTTATTAAGGAAACTATTTGTTCAAGCCCATCAAAAGTCGAAGGTATTTTATCTTCAGAGGGCATAATGTTCGAGGAAATTATGTCTTCAAATTTATCAAGTAAATTACTATCCTTGCTTTTAATATTGCTGCTGTAGTCAGCATAGTTTTGGATGAACTGACAAAGACTTTTTCTTAACTCTATCTGCATTATTTGTGCTCGTATTGAGTTAAAATTCACCAAGCTCACCCTGAAGTAATATATCAACACAAGAACCAATGATGAGACAGGTATCAGAGAAAGATAATCATGCAGCCCATTATTTAATTCCTTAGTGTAATGAAAAGAAATCACTTCAAAAAGAATAACCCCAAGAACTAACAAACCAAGTCCGAAAACAAATAATCTAGCCCAATAAAGTTGCGTCACCTTTGCATCACTTAAGGATTCAAAACCACGATATAAGCCAACAAAATTAAAGGCATTTCTTTGGTTGTTCAGCGTTTCTTGAAGCTGATTAACCCTGGCTTCAGTTTCATCCAAATCACTTTTCCATTTTTGTTAAACAGTATCAGTATCGCTTTTTTGCTTATCAAGATATGCATTCCAATCGACATGTAGTTGCTCGATTGATTTTTTGAAGTCACCTGTTTTTTTTATATCCGAGAGTTCTTCGCTAGTCATAAGATGTCTCAATATAGACAAACCCATGTCAGAAAGTGCGAATTCAACTTGACCAGAAGCTGTCTGCGCGAAAAGGTTTAAATGTATACGGCTAAACTCCTTCAATTCGGTGAAATCAATATCATCATCATTGTAAGGGTGGTTGATATGTTCCTCGACAGCAAAGCGAAAAACAATGGAGTATAGCTGATCTATATTCTCCTTACTCATATCAGCGTCATCAATACGTTTTTTGAAATGGTGTGAAATGAATTTTTTATTGTAAGGTGTTTTTTCATCCCAAGATATTGCATTTGTAGCCATATCACTTAACAACCAAGCTATAAAGCCATTCCTTTTTTCTTCAAATTCTCCTTGGGTAGGTTGTTTTTTTATTACCTTTATATAAGTAGTAATGGAATCTTTAAATTTTTGATCATTGAAAAAGCTTTTCATTTTTCCTTCCCGTTAATTTCTGTGCGCTCATCTATAGACAAACAACGCCATGTTGTCGAAAAAAATTGAAGAAGTAGATTATGCATTCATGAATACACAAATCACAGAAATTCAGCGCCTGCTGCGCAACATGATCCGCATCGGAACCGTGTCGGCCGTCAACCTCGACGGCGGACTGTGCCGTGTCGATACGGGAAGAAATACAACCAACTGGCTGCACTGGCTGAGCGCCCGCGCGGGTAAAACCCGCTCATGGAATGCGCCGTCAGTGGGCGAGCAGGTTCTTGTTCTTTGCCTGGGCGGCGAGCTTGATACCGGCTTTGTGCTGCCGGGTATTTTCTCTGACGACAACCCGGCTCCGTCAGCCTCGGCTGATGCGCTGCACTGGTCATTTCCTGACGGCGCGGTGATCGAGTACGAGCCGGAAACCGGCGCGCGGACTGCAACCGGCATACAGACCGCAACTATTAAAGCGGCGGGAAAAATCCTGTTCGACTCGCCGGAAGTGGAATGCACAACGCTGCTCAAAACTGCGCAGCTGGAAGTCACTAAGGGCGGCACGATGAAAGGCGACGTTACACATACCGGCGGCAACCTTTCCTCAAACGGCAAGGTTCTGCATAAGCACAAACATCCTGGCGACAGCGGCGGCCAGACGGGGGAACCGATATGACAACCGCCAAATATATCGGCATGAACAGGGAAACCGGCGGCGTGCTGACCGACCTCGATCATATCCGGCAGTCAGTGCGCGATATTCTGCTGACCCCTGTCGGCACCAGGGTGATGCGTCGCCAGTATGGCTCGCTTTTATCCGCACTGATTGACCTGCCGCAAAACGAGGTGCTGCGCCTGCAGATTATGTCGGCCTGCTATATGGCGATTCTGAAGTGGGAGCCGCGGGTAAAGCTGACCGCCATCAGCTTTGAGTCGGATATCAATGGCGCAATGGTGGTTGAGCTGTCCGGCAACCGCACCGACAGCGCGCAGCCTTTTTCCTTAACCGTTCCTGTGAGCTGAGACTATGGCAACTATCGACCTGAGCCAGCTGCCCGCGCCTGATGTGGTGGAGCCGCTGGACTATGAAAGCCTGCTGGTCGAGCGAAAGGCGACGCTGATTTCCCTTTACCCGGCCGAGCAGCAGGAGGCTGTCGCCCGCACGCTGACGTTTGAATCAGAACCCATCGTCAAGCTGCTGCAGGAAAACGCCTATCGCGAGCTGATCCTGCGCCAGCGCATCAACGAGGCGGCAAAGGCCGTCATGGTGGCGTATTCACTGGACGGCGACCTTGACCAGCTTGGCGCTAACAATGGTGTACCCCGTCTGACCATTACCCCCGCCGATGATACGACCATTCCACCGACCGCCGCCGTGATGGAAAGTGACGACGATTTCCGGCTGCGTATCGCCTCGGCGTTTGAGGGGCTTAGCGTTGCGGGGCCGACAGGCGCGTATGAATACCATGCCAGAAGCGCCGACGGCCGCGTAGCCGATGCATCAGCCATCAGCCCGTCGCCTGCAGTGGTCACAGTGACAGTGCTTGCGCGAGAAGGCAGTGGAGTGGCGGGCGACGATCTGCTGGCCGTGGTTAACGCTGCGCTCAATGACGAGAACGTGCGCCCGGTTGCCGACAGGGTGAGCGTGCAGTCAGCGAAGATTGTTAGTTACGAAATCGAGGCCGAGCTTTACCTCTATCCGGGGCCGGAAGCGGAGCCAGTCCGTGCCGCTTCAGAGGCAAAACTCGCCGCCTTTGTCAGCGCACAAAAGCGTCTCGGCCGTGACATTCGCCTGTCTGCGCTGTATGCCGCCATGCACGTTGAGGGCGTGCAGCGCGTCAACCTTATCAAGCCTTCCGCTGACGTGGTGCTAGACAAAACCCAGGCCGCTTACTGCACAGGATACGCGCTGACCGTGGGAGGCTCGGATGAGTGATCGCCTGCTGCCGACCGGCTCGTCAGCGCTTGAGGTTGCTGCCGCCGAGGCTCTTGCAAGCCCCGGTACGATGAGCGTGCCGCTGCGCCAGTTATGGAATCCGCAAGCCTGCCCGGTTGAGCTTCTGCCCTATCTGGCGTGGGCGTGGTCAGTTGATCGCTGGGATTCAGCCTGGCCGGAATCAACAAAGCGCGCCGTGGTTGCCGCCTCGCAGTACGTGCATCGGCACAAGGGAACGATTGGCGCTATAC